TCGGACAATTACTCGCTGTTCTTGAACGGTGACGACTTTGCCTCATCGTCGGGCAACGTCAGCCTGTCCACCACGTTCAAACTCACTGGCCTCACCGCTGGCTCCAACACGTTCACCATGAAGTACAAGACTTCAAGTAGCACGGCCAGGTTCTCCAATAGGCATCTCACGGTTTTCGCGATTTAGTCGGCTACTGGTATTCGCCCCAGCCGCAATCTTCGCGGTCAGCACACCCGCACAAGCCGACACATACCTGGAGTCATTTGACAATGGAACAACAGAACTGGTGTCAGCCACCCTGGGGCAAGGCGCGTTCTACTGTAGTAACTACGCAAATGCTTACGGAACCAGCGGACCATCAGTATGTTTGTTCGGTACAAGTTCTCCAACAGTTTTTGTATTTCCAGAGGATGTGGAAATACAAGGATTCCAGTTCGTAGCAGGGGCCAAGAACGGGACAGTCAACCTGACCGTCACCTACACGGATGAGACCACGTCCGAGCATCCGATAGATGGTTCATGTTGCGAAACAACGGTGCAAGTTGTTGCCGCCGAAGGCAAACATATTGCATCGTTTTCTATTCCTGCTGACTGGGACCTGTGGCTTTTTGATTCTCTGTCTTGGTACGCCGAGCAGGTTCAAACAACAACGACAACAGTAGAACCGTCAACGACAACCCAAGCACCATCCACAACGCAAGAATCAACCACATCATCTACCGCCACCACTTCCTCGACCGTGGCCGAAACCATACCACCAGCCCCACCAGCCACAGAACCCCCAGCAGAGACGACCTCATCGACTACTTCCCCCGCCACATCAGTCGCGCCTTCCACAACTGAAACGCCAGTAACAACGCTCCCGCCACCCACATCCACCACATTGCCAATACCTCCTCCCACCACCATACCCGCGCCACCCACAACTGCCACGCAGACCACGCTCCCAGCCTCCGCACAAGACGACTCCCCTGTCTTAGTACCCGATACCACCCAAGTCGAACAGCCCCCAATGGACGCATCTGAAGAGGAGAAAGCGGAGTTCGAATCCCAGGTTGACGTCTTCTCGGGCGAGTACGACACCTACGTCCCTCTCGGTTCCACCATTACCGTGGCCCAACGCCGCACCGTGGTCGCCGCCACCGCAGTTTTCATCATCGCCATGCCCGCCCCATCTACAATGAGACGACGCTCATGAGACGATTCTTCAACTTCCTAGCAGACAACTCCTGGACTTACGCAGGTACTGGTCTTGTCTTGATTACGTTGACGGGACCTACGTTACGTCAAGCCCTATGGCTCACTGGTGTAACATTGGTCCTACATTCTGTACTGACCCTGACCCAAAAGGACTAGCAATGGCAACCCTCAAGACCCTCATCCTCCGCATCATCGCCGTGTTCGGCTCGTCCGCTCTCGCCGCTGTCGCAGGTGGCGCGGTTCTCGACGTCGAGTTGTGGAAGGCCGCCGCTATCGCAGGTATCGTCGCCGCCGCCAAGGTCACCGAGGCGCTGTTGCGTGCATGGTCGAGCGATGGTGTGCTCACCAAGGAAGAGATTGCTGAGGCTTTCGGCAAGGCTAAGTAATGGCAAAGCCATTCCCCATTGTCAAAGTAAAACTGTGCTCACACCTCAAAGGTGTAAAGCCAGGAGAACTAACGCCTGACCTTCTCAAGAACATTGAGAAAGGCAAGTTGCACCATTGTGCCGCTGACGCATATGAGGCCATGGATGCGGCCGCGAACGAAGCAGGCATCGACCTAAGCCCCACTTCAACCGCTGACACATACCGTTCGTTGGAGATGCAAGAGTACGGGTTCTTTCAACGGCACACCACCACCCCGAAGCCGAAGCAGATGAAGCAGAAGCCCCGCATCTACAAGGGCAAGGCTTGGTATTTGAAGAAGGGCATGGCCCCCTTGGCGGTGCCTGGAACCAGCAACCACAACCTCGGTATCGCTGTCGATATTGCTAACGCATCAGGCAAGCGTCTTGAGTGGATGTTGGCGAACGCCCACAAGTATGGGTTCTCTTGGGAGTTGCAGTCCGAGCCGTGGCACATCCGTTATGTGGCAGGCGATGATATTCCAGAGGCGGTCAAAATCTGGAAAGAGTCCAAAGTAGACGAGGCATAACATGGATGGGGGTTGGGCGATAGTTGTTGCCGCGGTCGTGTCCGCTGTCGGCGGAATCATCGTCACCCTCTTACAGAAAGCACGCAAGGAAAACTCCAGGGACCATGAGGTTGTTCAGGGGATTCTTCGCATGGTGCATCGTTCGCAACAGCGCACTGAAGACAAGGTCGACAAGGTCGCTGACCGTCTGGCCGAACACATCATTGACCACCACAAGGATTCGCAAGACAGTTAGATAACTTGCTATCGTTCCCTGCCTTATGACAAGGGAATCGTTATACACAATCCGCAAGTATTTAGTCAGGGCCAGGGTCGCCAACCATACCGAAGAGGAAGAATTCTTCCGAGCCTTACAGGCATTGGACCGCATGATTCTCGCCGACGCCCAACGTCGCGCCGAACAGAAGGTCGCCTAGTAAGATTGGCTCCCGTGTCCGCCCACGAATGGTTGACTTGCCCGACGTGCGGTGAAACATGGCCTATCTCGGAAGGAAAATACTGTGGTTCATGTAGGGACATCGGCAACGACACCAACGGAGAGGACGACTAGACACTCGTTCGTTCTTGTCCGCTGGGCAGACACACACATGAGCGAAGGCGGATGGCTCGACCTCGACAACTACGAAGACGACGGAGAGTGCATCGTCGAAACCGCAGGGTTCCTCGTACCACTCGGCGAACCTGGCGCCAAAGACGGCCACGTATCCATCTGGCAATCCCTTTGCAGGAACGAAGGAATCCACGGAACCCATATCCCAGTGGCGATGGTGAGAGACCTGAAAATAATCTCTTGAACTCTTGACATACGGTATGACATGCCTGTAGCCTGACCCCCGAGGGAAAGGAAGGGGTCAATGAACATCACCCGTTACAGAATCAGCAAGCCCACGCACGGAGAACAAGAATGGTTATCCGTCCGCTTTTGGGACGAGAAGAAACGCAAGCGCGTGTCGGCCTCACCAGCCGCCGCAATCTACGGACTACACCCGTTCGTACCACAAGACCAATACGCCGCCGAACTACTTGGTGACACACCCCCCGCACCAATCCCGCCGACGTGGGCAATGACCCGAGGCAACGACCTCGAACCATTGTGTATCAAATGGGCCAACGACAGGCTCGGCATCGAGTTCGAAACACCAGACGAGATGTTCGCCGCCGACACCGACCACGGTGCCCGCATGATATGCACGCTCGACGGGTTCTACGAGAACGGTGACGACCGTCGCATCCTCGAAATCAAAACGTCAAGCCGCGAATGGACAGGCGAACTGCCCGATTACTGGCGCATCCAGGGAATCCAGCAGGCCATCTGCGCAGACGTAGACCTGGTCACCTGGGGCGTGTTCGACTCGACCATGAGCCTGTACATCCACGAACAGAAAGTCACGGACGAAGAAAAGCAGGAGCACATGGACGCGGTCGCAAAGTGGTTGACCGCTATCGACTTGGGCATGACACCAGAGGGCGTGACTTGGTCATACGAAACCATCAGCGCCCGCTATCAAAAGCCAGTTCATGAGTCCATCGAGGTTGCCCCATCCGTGAAGGAGAAGGTTGCCCAGTTGAAACACATCAAGCGCAACATCAAGGACTACACCGAGATGGAAGACAAACTGAAAGCAGAAATCTGTGAAGAGATTGGACCGTATGAAGCGGCCACTGTTGAAGGTGAGGTCATTGCCACATGGAAGGGCCGCACCTGGCAGTCGCTTGACATCAAAGCACTCAAGGCAAACGAGCCAGACCTTGCCGCCAAGTACAGCAAGCCAGTAACAAACCGAACACTACTCCTGAAAGGGGAGCGAGCATGAATAACACAGAACAATTACGCAAAGTCTTAGATGACTACAAGACACCAGACCCATCCATCGTGGGCAAACTCCCACGCGGCGGGGCACAACTCGACTTCGTCGGCCACGCAGACATCACCAAACTGTTGATTGAGATTGACCCACTGTGGTCATGGGAACCGCTCGACATTGTCGACGGACGCCCAGCCATCCACGTCAACAACGGTATGGCTGTCATGTGGGGCAGGCTCACAGTTCTCGGCAAGTCCATGCTCGGCGTTGGAACCGTCAAGCATGACAAACCAGACCTCGATAAAGAACTCATCGGGGATTTCTTGCGCAACGCATCCATGCGATTCGGCATCTGCCTGTCGCTGTGGACGAAGCAGGAATGGGAAGAGCCGAACAAGGTAGCGGGGAAGGTGCAGGGAATGAAAGGTAATGGCGGGACGCACACAACTGGGCCAAGCCGAGTACCTGCACCTTCACCCGTGACCGCCAGCGAAGATGACCCCATCACCGACGAGCAACGAGCACAGTTCGTGGCCGCATGCGAGAAGGCAGGCATCGACCCAGCAGTAGTGGCGGCCAACGCGAAGGTCAAGTGGGATGAACAGATTATGGTTCGCCACCTGCCGCATTTGCGTAGCGCATTCAATGAACTCAAAGCATTTCAGGCAGGTGAGTGATGGCCGCGCACAGAACTGTAGACCCGCAGGGCAAAGAGCGTTCGATTGCGATGGTGTCATTGCGGTTGACGCATGAGCAGATTGACTTGGCTCGGGACTTGGCACGCCAGCGTGGATGTTCACGAAGCGAACTGTTCCGCCGCCTACTCATGGATGCAATCAAGTGATGAAAGACGCGCTCGTAGTCATGACTGAAGGCTTGAAAGAGTTACGCCTTGAGAACGAATGGCTACGAGCCGAGGTTCAGCGCTTACAAACAGAACTAAAGGCGGTGCGAGGTGAGTAAAGAAAAAGCAAAAGGCACATCGTTCGAAACATCGGTGGTCAACTACCTGAAAACTTGGTGGCCACACGCCGAACGTCGCACCCTCCACGGAACGCTGGACAAGGGCGACATCGCAGGCACAGACCCACGTCTCGCATGGGAATGCAAGAACCAAAAGAAACTGGAACTATCCCAATGGTTGTTAGAGACAGAGCAGGAGCGCATCAACGCTAACGCCGAGGTCGGGATACTGGTGGTGAAGCGTCGCATGTACGGCACAGCCTCCGACCAGTATGCGGTCGTAAGACTGGAAGACATGATTCAACTACTCAAGAAGGCAGGATACTGTGGCTAACTTCAATAGCGATTACCTCATCGACAAGATGGAGGAACAAGAGGACATGTTCCGCACCAAACTTGCGGACGTAAGACAGAAGAACGAATATCTAATGCAAGCAACTAAAGAACTTTACGAGTGTTTGCTTGACCGCATCGGTGCAGGCGAACCAACCGAGCGTGAACGCCAAGCACTTGAAGCGTTTACCAGCCGTGACAACGTCTGACATTCAGCGCGTCGAAGGATACGAACCCACTCACGACATCAAACGATTCGACTTCTCAACCGACCTAGCGTTCGGCCATGAAGGAGAAGAGATTGTACGATTGTTCCTAGAGAAGTTCGCATCTGGCGACGTCGAAGTGAAATACGACAGGTACCGCAACGGACGCATCTTCGTAGAGTTCGAACAGAACCCACGTAATACAGGATGGAAACCATCAGGTATCGCCGTCACTACCTCAGCATGGTGGGCGTATGTGTTCTCGCCAGGGGCATTGGTTATAATTGAAGTCACACGACTCAAGCGATACCTCAAACATAACTGGCCAAACTTGCGCCAACTGGTAGCCGCTCCTGACTCCGACAACCCAGCGAAAGGAATACTTCTATACCCCGACCAAGTCAGGGACGTGATGACATTATCCACCTACGATTGAGAGACCAAATGTTGAAACGTATTGTGTGCGTACTTTTCACGGGGCTAGTGGTAGCCGTTCCCCCCGCGGCGGCAAGTACAGACGAAAGCAAAATGTCCGAAGGGAAGAAGGGAAGCCAAGTGTTCAGCCCAATCAGGGCCACCCCAAAGCGGGCTATCCCCGACGACCCAGAGATGCGATGCCCCCAATGGCATCCCCTGTTCCGCAAGTACGGGCTCCCCGTCCAGGTGTTCTCGTACATTGCTTGGCGTGAGTCAAGGTGTCGGGCCCATGCGGTCAACGCCACATGGAACAAGCACGGAGTCATGACTTACTACCTGAACCGCAACAAGTCATGGGACAGTGGCATCCTCCAGGTCAACTCCAGTTGGGTCAAGAGTGTCCGAGCGGTATGCAAGGTAGACACTGGGGACATGCGCCAAGACCTTGAAGTGTTGCTCGACCCAGAGTGCAACGTCAGGTTTGCCCGCTGGATTATGGACAACACCAAGGGCGGACTGGGGAACTGGAGCCTTTGACATGTGCGACACCCCCACGATAAAGTAAGGAGTCCTATGAAGGGGCCAGTAACAAAATGGGTCTGTCGACATTGCGACCAGACACTCATGACTTACGTAAAGGTTTCTGAACCACCAACGCATCGTTGCGCGGGACAGGATAACACCACAAGAACAGGGGGCTTGTACCCCATGACTCCGAAAGGGAGAAAATGAATACCATCACTATCACAGGCAACGCGGGTAAGCCCGTCGAACTTACGTTCTCTAAAAGTGGCATGGCTGTCGGCAACTTCACCGTCGCTACCACCTCAGGCAAGGACGATAAGAAGGTAACAACCTGGCATAACGTCACCGTGTTCGGCACATACGCCGAGCATGCGGCCTCGACCATCGAGAAAGGTTCTAACGTCATCGTTGTCGGCAAGTTAGACATCTCTTCATATGAGAAGGACGGACAGAAGAAGTACGTCACCAAGATTCTCGCCGACGAGGTAGGTCTCTTGTGCCGTTGGAACCCTGTCCTTGCAGACAAGACGGTGCAGACTTTGAACAAGGTAACCGAAGCGTTCGGCGCACCGAAGTTCCTTGACGAAGAACCGTTCTAACCGTGGACATAATGACCATCTCGTTCGACCAGTGGATAGAGATTGGTCTACGTAGTGGCTGGGTGTCGCCACCCATATGCGAATCCCATGACGGGCCAGCCCTAACAATCAGCGAAGAAGCAGAGTTCTTCGACGGGTCAGACCCTTGCGTGTTCTTCATGCGGGTCTACCATTCCGACGAACACCGACAAGCGGTAGAGGAGAACTGCCCTGCCGCCGTATGGAGGAACCCATTCCGTGAAGACAACTGAAGGAGCAGACGTACTCTCTGATGCTTACAGTCTTATTACAGGAGACCGACACAAGGAGTACGCCCACCCTCTCGATGATTACACCCAGACCAGGGACATCTTCGAAGCATTGACAGGCATTCACCTGACCGTAGAGCAGGCCATTCTGTTCATGGTCTCGGTCAAACTGTCACGTCTTAGGACAGCAATCGGCGAGAACAGGTGGCACAGGGACAACGTGGTCGACGCCGCTGGTTACCTCGGTTGCCTGTCGATGGTGGTACACGCCAAGGCAGAGGGCTACTGATGTCTTGGGTGTTATCGCTGGTAGGTATCACGGGGCTGGTTGCGGTCGGACGCCACAAGTGGTGGGGTTTCGCAATCGGTCTCGGCAATGAGGTGCTGTGGGTGTACTTCGCTATTACACGCCAGGAGTACGGTCTCATCTTGGGTGCGGCCATGTACGGTGCAGTGAACCTAATGAACATGATTCGGTGGAGGCGTTATGGTATTGGCAGGACTTCGGCAACCGTGCCCGTGCGATAGGTTGCCCCGACCAACGGAGACCTATTGTGGCAAGTACGAAGAAGACGACGACTGACCATCGCATTGTTGTCGAACGTACCGACTACGTGAATCAGTTTGACAGGCACACATCGGAACCTGTACGTTCATGTCCTTGTCAAGCATGCAGTAAAGAAGGGGAAGATGAAAGAACTAAACATGACCAGTAGAGAGATGGCATGGTGGGACGACACACCTTGCAAGGGGATGGATACCCGTATCTTTTTCCCTGAAGTGAAGCAGGGGCACTCATCGAAGGGTGTCTACGATGATGCGCTTGCAGTGTGTGAAGGTTGCATGTTCCGCAAGCAGTGCCTCGACTTCGCTATCGACGCGGAGATGAATGACATCCGCAGGTACGGGGTTTTCGGTGGGCTCACGCCTCGGGAACGGGAAGAGTATTTCGCGGGGCGTCTTCACCCGTACAAATGAGTAACCCCGCTCGACCAACGGGAAGGGGAAACCGTGGGAGCGGGGCTAATCAACCTGTAACTATAGCGTATTCAATCTAGTTTGCGTGCCTCGTATCGTGCTTTCATGTGGCGTTGGCTCATTTGCTGGGCATCGTAAAGAGCGACCGACTCGCACGCGTAATGGCACGCACGTTCGGGGTCAGCAACCCACACACTCCCTGTCTTACGTCCCGAGCCACGCCAATACTTCACCGCGTGCGGGCCTGCCATCTGGGCTATCACCCACCGTTCGGTCATCTCCATCCGCGGCTGTGGTTCGCGACGCATCTTGCCCACCAAAGTGCAGGCGATGTTGATGGTCGGGCGTTCAATCAGCCAGTGCTTGACGCTCATAACCCTCCATGTTTTCGATGCAGATAGTCCAGCCCCAGCGTTCCACCAGCATGGCCACGACGCATCGGGCGAGCCGTTCACTGGTGACGTGGGTGTGTATGAAGTCCTCGAACTCTGACTGTGCGTCCCTCATCGCTCTCTCTTTCCCGTTGTCTCTTGTAGTTCATGCTCGCGCACCTCGATGGTTTCCCCTGTCGTAAGACCGACAAGATACTCCGTGCCGTACTTGTCTGCCACCCCACCGATGACCACGCCTTGCTTTCCGTAGTGTCGGTGGTAGGTGGCGATGACGGTGACCTTGATGCCGCGCTTCACTTGTCGCCCCGCTCCTTCATGAGTGCCCACTTGTAACGGTCACGGATAGCCCGCTCCCTGTCCATCTTCTTTTGCCAGCGTTCCGATGCGAGCATCCAGCCCATGCTAAAGGTCAGCGCTCCCATGATAAACACTTCGCCGAGTGTAAAGATTTCGTCGGGATACATTAGTTGTTCTCCTTTGTTGATTGAATGACCCGCTCGATGGCGTACATCGTGGCGTGCAGTTGGTCAAGCGCGGCCAGCGTTGCGAACGGTGGCAGTACCTTCCTGCTTGCACCCTCGACAAGTAGTTGTCTCAGGTTTTCGTAGTGATGGTTCACTTGTTCCTGTATTACGTCAGTGCTCATGTCTTTCCCTTTCGTTGTTGGTTTTGTTTGTTGCTTACATTTCCCAGCAGTAGCATTCCAATTCGCCCCACTGGTTGAGGTCGTTCTCGTCCCAGTAGGCGAGGATACGCCCGCACTCTGGACACCTTGCGACTGTCTGCCCCGTGATATGTGCCCGATACTTTTCCATCAGTGCCATTGCTTGCCCCTTTCGTATTTGGTTATCGTATGTCGGTTAGTTGGTTGAGTCAAGGACTCTCGCCCGATTTCTTTTGCCTGTCTTACGACTGGCATCGCACGTACTTCTCACGTATTGCGATGCTGTCATGATGCCGCGCCCTGCACTGTCTACGTGTCCGCCCCTGCCAGTGGCGTTGCGTCATCGTGTCATAGTTCAGGCGGTTTCGGTGGCATGTCTTGGCCCATTCAATCGCCTCGTTGTAGTAGCCCTCCGTTTTTGCAATTCGTAGCGCCGCTCCTGTCTTATACCTGAGGTATGGGTTTCGTATGTCTTCGGCAATGTTTTCTACTATGAATCGGTAGCGTATTTGTTCGGCCTCGGTATGTGCTTTCGGGTCGAGGAATCGCCCGCCTAGAATTGTTTGCCATGTCTTCACCGCTTGGTCTCCTTCATCTCGTTGATGTCTTGAATGTCTGCGCGTCCGTGGTAGATACTGCCGCCCGCCTTTGTTCGGTAGGTGATAGCCCACACTCCGCCGCCCATGTCTTCGGGCGTGCTCATTAGTTGCACTGGTTGCCCGTCAATGTTCACGATGTCCCCGTGTCCTAGCGTTATCACTTGCCCGCCTCCTGTCTTACGTCCTCGGCGTAGCCTGCCCACACTGCAACCGCTCCATCGGTGATGGTGCTCGTAATCCATACGCCCGCCCAGTCGGCGCGCTCTACGTACTGGCGGACGGCCTCGCGGTAGTTCTCGCCAGTGTTCAGGCTGTAATCCCATGGCACGACGATTCGGTTCGGGTCCTTGCCCCAAGTGTTCGACTCGTAGCGTGACACCGAAATGCGCCCGCTATTTCCGAGGTACTTGCATCGGATGGTAGCGCGATTCGACTCGCGTACTTCCTTAGCCCTTGCTTGTGTCTCCATTGCTTGCCCCTTTGTTAGTTGTTGGTATGTCTTACTGTATGACGGTACAGGCTACGGGTTGCCCGTGTCAAGTACCCCCGCGGGCGGGTAGGGTCTCGCTCCCCGTGGCGCCTACGCGCTCCCGCCCCGCCTCCTAGCGGCCTGTCAGGATGAACGGGCCCTCGCACCCGCCGCACGTGATGCCCTTGTCTAGTGCCTTGATGCTCGTCCTAATGATTGACCCGCACCCGCACACCGCGCGCACCCCGTTCTTGTTGCGGCCTGTCGATGTCTCGCCGCCACCCGTGAAGAAACCGCCGCCGCCCGTTGGCGCGTCCGTCCCTGTCTTATGACCCGACGCCACGCGGATAGCCTCATCGATGCGGGCTATCTGTCGCGCCCACTTGGTAGCGCATTCGCGGCTAACCGTTGTTTTTGTCCATCCTGCCCAATGGTTAGGGGCGTATTCTTCGATGGTTAGGCCGAAAAAGTATTCGGCGGTCTCCTTGAAGCGCTTATTATGGCGCCCGTTCTGGTCTACGTCTTGCACGCCTCGCACAATGTTGACCGCGTGCGCCATCTCGTGGGCTACGGTGCCGAAGACGTCACGCCCGCCGCGCGCTAGGTTCTCGGCGCTCACCATGATTTCATAGAAACCTTGGTACTTGGTGACCGTGCCAAGGCCGATAGATAGCGCCCAAGGTGTATAGGCGTAGTCTTCGTCGGGCGCCTCGTATGGGGTAGCCCATGTCGGGCGGGTAGTTATGTGTCCCCATGCGCGGGCGTCTCGTTGCACCACGAAGACCACGGGCGGGAGGGTAACGGTACCGTGTGACAGCGCCGCGACGTGTGCGCCTAGGTCTCGATAGGTTTCGTGGAGCGCGGCGACGATGGGCGCGATAGTCGCCTCGTCGAGTCCGTGCCCCTTGGTAAGTGTTCCTAGCATGTCTTGCCCCTTTTCAGTATTCACCAAGCGATTGCTTGGCTAGTGTCTCGCTCGGTCATGAACCGTCGCCACCTACGTGGGGCGAGACTGTCGAGCCCTGCTACCCTTTCGCTGTCTCGGCCTCGACGAGGTTAGCCATGTTCCAACAGTCGCGCGCCCATTTTCTGAGTAGATGTTCTTCGACCGTGTTGCCGATTTCCTTGGCCTCGTCTGCTCGACGTTCGTATTCGACAGACGAGCCACGTAGCCCACACTCAACACGTAGGGCCTCGAGCCCATCGAGGGTAAGTGTCACCTTGTCGCCTTTCTTGGTTGCTTTCAATGCTTGCCCCTTTCTATTCGCCCGAGCCTTTCTCGGGTTAGTGTCTCGCTCGGTCATGAACCGTCGCCACCTGAATGGGGCGAGACTGTCAAACTATTGTTTGTCCGCCCCGTTGTGCCATTCGACGAACTGTGCGTCCTGACATTCGGCAAGGAAACGATAGCCCCAAGATTTCGCGTCTTCCACCGTTGTCACCGCGGTCACGTTTCCCGCGACCACGTACACCATGCCCCGAGTGTTCGTCGGGTAGATGTCCATTCGATGCACTGTCATTGTTTCCCCTTTCATCAGTGAGAGGCGGCGCCCCTCGTTGACATCAACCCTACCGCCAAGCGTATCACGGTCGAGCATCCTGACCCCTGCCCTACGTCAGGAAACCCAACAACCACAAGGCCTAGAAATTGTCATCAAAATGTCATACAAAAAATAGGGGCAACCTCTCAGAAATCGACAACCCCGAAACCGAACACACGTTCGCCGAGATAGTAAGCACGCTTAGCATTATTAGTAAGCACGCTTAGCATCACCCCGCCCCTCGACCACGCCCCTAGGCATCCTCAGGGGTGGGGTACTCTCTCCCCGTTTTTTGGGTACCCCTAGGGGTATGGGGGGTGGGTTGGGTTTTTTTTCTGGTGGCCGAACAGGTGTTTGGTTACCGTCGGGTAGGTTACTCGCGGGTAATGTACGCGACTGGGGGTGTGCCGCGCCACGTGGGGGGGGGAGGGGTTGTATATGCGCGCGTGATGGTGTCACTCTTTTGGGGTTGCGGGGAGGGGGGGTTTGGGGTGCGTTTTGTTGGCGTGGGTGTCAACTTTTTGTGGTGTTAGTTGTGTGGTGAGCGTGATACGTTTGGGGTGGGACTTGGACTTGTGGGCCGACTCAGGCGCTCCTTCTTTGCCAACAACCGAACGTAGTGAGGGCGTTAGCCCAACGAGCGAAGCGAGGCGGGAGTTGACGCTATTCAAACAATCAAGCCAACAAGAGTAATGGTGCCTCCCCCACAGTTCCCGCCCCCGCGGAAGGTCGCCGTGGCTAATTTCAGCCGACACCTTTGTTTGAGATTACCGTTTCTCACGTCGCTCCCCCACATCAAGCATGGAGGTCTACCCGCGTTCCCGCGTGTTCTTGGCCCGCACCGTGCGACTGGTGTACGCCCCTGGT